TTTCATCAATCGTATTTATCTTCAGCTGATGCGTCTGCTCCATCTGCTCCTTGATTTTATTATTCTGAGCAATAATGGAGTTGATGGCTGCGATTTCTTCTCTTTTATTCTGAATCGCTGCATCATAATTTTTTTGAGCTTGAGGACTTGCACCTGCTTTTGCTTTTTGAAAATCAGAAATCTCTCGTTCTACTTTAGCAATAGCATCTTTCTTTTCTTTATTCTGATTCTCGATATCTTCTAAATTCCGATTGTGCTCGGTTTCCAAAAGTCTTTTTTCTTTCTCATAACCTTCGAGCTGGATTTTTTCCCTTTCATCTTCGTATTTTCTATGAGCGTCCAAAAGCTCTTTGTCATATTTACGCTTATCTTCTAATGATTTTTCATAAGCAGATTTAGATTTATCTTCTCCCGAATTCTTTTTGGGAGTCTTGTTTTTTGTCGGATTTGCTACAGCACTATTTACTGGCTTGTTAGAAGCAGGAGCAGTTCCTCCCTCTTCTCCTTGTATTTTTTTTATTTCCTCTGCAAGTGCTCTCTGCTGGTCCGTTAAACCTTGTACATCTTGTTTCCTTTTTTCATAAACATGAGCATATTCTTTTTTTAACTCATCTGCTCGTTTTTTCCCTACAGCTTTCAGCCATTTTTGATATTGAACAGCTTCATTTTTATCAAGATTTACAACATCTTTTCCTCCAAAAAAATTACTTATTTTATTAGCTGCTTTATCAACTAAACCAAGGTTTTCGCCCAGTGATTCGTTTTCTTTATCAATAATCTGCTCTCCTATTTTATCCATTTTGGCTGTAAGTGCTTTTACTCTTGCCATTTTTAGGAGATGCTCGGTGTATTTATCGACCGCTTTAGTTGCTTCTTGAGTATTGATGTTTTCCAAATTCAAGAAACCTAAATACTCTGGAGAAATTTCGTTGAGTTTTCTAATAGCCTCTAGTCTTTTTTCTTTAGATAAGGTTTCGTCTCTGGCAGTTTTCATAAGCTGGTCCAGCTCATTTTTTTGAGAAACAATGCTTTTTTCTGCCTCTACAAAAGCATCATTTAGATTTTTCTGCTTTTGTGTAGATGCATCTACTTCCTTATGATAAAGTTTATATGCTGCTACTGCCGCCATTACTGCTGCGACTAATAAACCAATTGGGTTCATTTTAGTAGTCATATTAAAGGCTCTCATTGCTGCAGTTGCTCCAGCAGTATTTCCCGAAAGTGTAGCCTTTGCTGCTGCATATAGCAAGGTTACGCCTTTCGCTGCATTATCTATCACCATTTTAGCCTTTTGGACTGCATTATAAAGAATGGTCTGCTGGTAGGCTTTTTGTGTGGAAAGAGCAATGAGATACATTGCCGCTTTATAACTGACCATAGCAGTAACCATCACCCCGATGATTTTTGCTAAAAAAGCAAGCCTGTCTTTAAACTCCCTTATGCCGTCTCCCGCCTCCTTGGTTACACCTGTAATGAAGCCAATCACACGGATCACATCTTCAAAAAGATTGATAATATTATTAGAAGTAAACATATCCGCAAAAGCATTTTTCAGCTTTTCTACCACAGCAGCTGCGTTGTTATTCTTCTTGCTAAATTCATCTGAAAGGGAAGTTCCGTCAGCCATTGCCTTGCCAGACCTTTCCATAGCAGCTCTGAATTCATCAGTTCTATTGGCAGCTGCACCGACTGCCTTCTGAACCTCCAAGGATTTTAACCCAAGGCTGTCAAAAATCTCAACCGTCTTTGTGGCTTCTACACCACGCATTCCCTCGGAAAATCTTAAGAAAAATTCTTCTGGATTAGTATTAAATAATTCCTTAGCCTCCGCCGTGGACATATGCATAGACTGGGCAAACAGTCCGATGTTCTCCCCTGCCACCTTCATAAAGTTAGAATATCCCGAAGCCGCTATCTGAGAATCCACCCCAGATTCTTCAAACGCTGCACCAAGCCCTAAGACTTTATCAATAGATGGCTTGAGTGCATCGGGCAAAGCACCTATCCTAAGAGCAAAATCTGAAATATTCCCCTCACTGGCTGTTCCCGATGCAGCAAGTTCGTTCAAGGCAGAACCTACACCATTGATAGCATCAGCATAGCTCTGCCCTTTGGTCTCCTCGAATAATCCTTTGATTTTACCCAAAGAATCTACCACGCCCTCTAAACCGCCATCGAAAGAATCTCCCAGGGCAACATATGCTTTGTCCACTTCCTGAACGAAAGATGCCATTTCCTCCTTAGGAACACCAAGCCGACCGCCCACTTCGGCAATCTTGAGCCTGTCCATCTTGGAGGTTCTGGTGTCCATATCATCGAAAGCCTCCCAGAGCTGTTTCACTTCATCCAGTGCCATGCCTGTAGTCTTCTGAACATCCGCCATAGCATCAGATACTTTGAGTAGTTCTTCTGCTGTGTTTTTCAAATGGAGACCAGCCAAACCTACACCGATATTTCCAAAACTGAGTCCTATATCAGAAAGTTTGGAGCGAAATTTCCCTAAAAAACCTTCTGACTCTTTTAGTTTTCCGCTTACAGCATCAATCTCACTTTTTACTCTTGAAAAATGCTCTTTTACTTCTTTGAGTTCCGCAGCTTTTCTCATGAACCTTTCAGTTCCTGGTGTGAGTTTCCGAAGCTCACTCTCCAAGGTTCGGGCTTCCTTACTTAACCCACTGAAAGAATTTTCAACATCTTTTCCGTTTACCTTTAAAACTATTGTTGTAGATACATTCTTTGCCATGTTCAATCTTTAATTCCCAAAGATTGATTTTTTCTGTTTCTCTCCAAAGGACAAAAAAAACGGACTGAAAACTCAGTCCGCAATTGTTCAAGTGTAAATGTTATGAATGTTTCGTTATTTCTCGTTTACGAAAATTTCATCATAAAACGATAGTTGTGCTTTTCACACCTCTAAAATAAAAAATTATTTTTATTTAGCAAAATGCGAAAGTGGAAATATAAGCTCTTCAGCGAAATTCTTCGCTCTGAGTTCTGCTACATTCTGGGAAACAAACTCTACTACATCACTTTGTTTGATAGCTTCTCCTATGAATGGCTGGGCTCTCATCTCCATATCGTGGGCATCATAGTGGTATGAATTCCCCAATTTGGATTTCCTAAACCCACCAGCACGCAGACTATTGACTCCGTAATGCTGGACAAATCCATGCCGAGCCATACGAATAACCAGCCTGCGTAAGAAAATCTGCTGGTTCCCGTCTTTCTTCCTGCCGTATTTTTTTACATAGGATTTAGCAGATGCCTGTTTGAGACTTGGTTCGTCTTCTTTTTTTCCGTTGTAGTGGTCCGCAAAAGAATTGGTTTTATTACGAATAGCACCCGTGAGCATCTGCTCTGCTTTTTGTGCAATTTCTAATTCATCTCTGTATTCCATATTCCAAATTTACAACAAAAAAAACGCCCAGCAATAGTCTTCATTCTATATACTGGGCGAAAGTTTATACTCCGTGTTTCTTTTCAAAGACCACCCATTTGAATACTCGGTCTACTTCGACTCTGTCATATTCAGCAGGAATGCCTTTTTCTTTATCTCCTTCAAAGATACATATTTGTCCGTAGATAATTTCCAACTCTTGGTAAAAGCCCATATCCGTCATGCATTCATAGATATCATGCTCGCTGATAGGCTTTGAAGGAATTACCCCCCCCACCATTTCTAAGATCCTCTTGGTGGAGAGATAGGTTTTCTCCTCCTCCTCGCCGATGTTTCTGTAATACCGCAGAAACAGCTCTTTTATCTTTTCTTTGTAATCTTCCATAAGTTACAGTATAAACTTATTGATATCATCTCGAAGAAAAATAAGTCCGTAGATAACATCCATTACTTCTTTTTTTTCTTCCTCGGTTTCTAAATAAAGATGTGCCGTGAGGAGTTTATTGAGATAAGTGTTTATCTTATCCAGCTGCTCCCTAAAGCCAAAGCTTTCGTTCTGCTGGTTCAGCTTGATATATTCCAGGCATTCTTCTGAAAGTTTTGCCCCTTGAACCTCTATATATTCTTTATTCCCTTTCATATCATATATTTTTCGTGAAAGTTTTTAAGCATATTTCTGTAGGCTCTAGTAAAGGAACTGCCCCAAGCGTGAGCTCTCTGCTCCTCATTCTGGAATCCGCAGTAGTAGCATCCTCCTACCAACTTCATCTGCAGGCTTCCCCCGAAAACTTCTGCAAAATCTACTGGCTCTATTAGATTTTTTTTCACTCTTCTAAGCACTCTGCTACTACGCTTCACAGGTTGTGCAATTGTTGTTCTGTTTGACATTTTATAACAAATTTAAATTTTATCCAAAAAAACGCCTCGCTTGTGTGGCGTCGTCAAACAGAACAATCGGATAAAGGATTGTAACCACACGCACAAGGCGTAAATTATATAATCGTTAAATTATTTCGGATTATTCCGATAGTTCTATTTGACACTGCAAATATACAAATGATTTTCTATTGCACAAACATTTAACTACATTTTATTAAGAAAAACAATAAAATAACAGCAAAAATAATGCTCATTATAATGCAGCCTCTACGAGATTCTTTTTCTTTTTTTATCCGCATTTTTTCTGCTCGTTCTTTTCTTTTTCTCTCTATTTCTGCAAGTTCTGCCTCTAAATTAGGGTTGTTTAATTCTTCATCCTCAACAGGGAAATAATGAATATAATCGCCTTGTCTAACTTTTCTAACAACTTGAACCCCATCAATAAGCAAAGATTTGTTTTTAATGTATTCTGAAAGCTCTAAATATTTTTTCTCCTTTAAATCAATAAGCAACCTTGCTTTTCTTTGGTAAGTATCCCTACTTTCACTAATTCTAAAATTAGGTATCACATCTATATTTTCATTTTTCAAATAAGATATAATTTTTTCTGATGATTTTTTACTAATACTACCCACCAAACTAGAAAAGAAATATACATCTACTACATCTCTATTTATCACTAATTTTGCATTATTATAATCTTCTATTTCTTCTACAATATCTGGATTTTGATTGGATATTGAACACTTTATTTCACTCTCTCCATCTATAATAGTCCACCATGTATATTTATCATAATTAGATACATAGTTCCCTAAAAATTCTTTTTTAGGCTCTACAAAACCCACCTCTTTTTCATAAACATTGATGACTAAAACAAGGGCTTCATAAATTCTTTCTTTGCGATATGATTTCTTTATATATGCGTCTATGTAATATTTTTGAGGCTCTCTTAAAAATGGAATAATTTCCTCGCCGTTTTCTGAAAACAATTCTCCCAAAAGACCATAAACACTTTCCACAAATACATCCTCATGTCCATTGTCTTTTTCCTTAATAATAAGAGAAATGAATTGTTTAGGATAGGTTTTTATAATATTATCTTTATATTCTTCATATCCTTTAATTGTTACATCTAACGATTTTACTTTTTTCATATTATCACAAATTTTTCTTCAGCCACAAAGATAATAAAAAAAGCCCTGCTGGTGCAGGGAATATTTCTTATTGAAAAAAAACACGATTTTTTTCCAAATCAAAAATAACATGGAAAAAAACAGCGAGAATTTACCACATTCTCGCTGTTTTTATTAGCATACTTTATCTACATCGCTCCAGTCAGCAGGATCAAGTTTCAGCGACTGAATATTCTTCAGCTGGAAACTCACTTCTACCCCGAAGAGCCTGCTTATATCCAGTTCCACAGGGCGGACTTCTATACTGTTTTTTACAAACGCTCCGTAGAGGAAATGCTCGGGTCTATTAGCATCAAAGCGCATTCGTGATGCTACTTTTAGAGCCAGTTTTTCCGCCTTATCTATTGCCTCGTATTGTTTCTCGTAGTCATCTGCTGGAGCGTCCAGAAGAATAGCGAAACTCAGATTTCGCACCGCTGATGAAGTCGCCATCTGCTCCCCCTCAATCCCAAAATTATAATTAAAAAGAGCCAAGCACGGAAACTGAATTCCTCTGGAACTCTGCTCTTTGTTTCTTAACTCTCTTGAAAAATAACCAATAAAATCCTCCAAGAATTCAGATTTTTCCACGATTTGGTTAAAGTAATTCTTTAACTCTAAATAAGATGTTCCTCTCATTATGCTTTGTTTTTCAGTTTATGAATTTTATTACTTTCCAAAAATGCATTCATGAAATCATACAGCAGAGTTTTCTGGCACTCGTGCAGGTTCCCCAGCAGGCGGAGTTCATCTGCTGCCATCATCACTACAATTTGAGAAAATGGAGTGAATTTTTTCTTGACAGCAAATACAGGCTGATCCTCCGACTGTGGAGCATCATTTTTAAAAATGCTCGGATACACCTTGGCAATATACATCCTCACCGACCCGAAGATAAAGCCAATCCGCTCGGCTTCCTTTACATCTATTTTGTCTGTAATTTCGGCAACTTTCGGAAGCAGGTTTTTATCAAACCGTGGTTCTCTGCTCTCGCTCTTCGGGTCCAGCCGATATAATGCCGCCACCAGCTGGCGGAGATACACCTCTTTTTTCTCGGTCTGGTAACGATAGAACAAGGTATCGCAGACAGAAAACTGCTCTATGGTAATATCCCCCATTCTTACAGCAGGTTTTACCAAGCCTTTGATTTCTGGGAAATGATGCAGTTTCGGCTCTTCTGATATAAATTTAAGAGCTGGAGCAAAATTGGAAATTGGTATGTTTTTCAAAACCTTTCGCATCTTGATACGCTCCCAAATACTTTCTTTTTTCATCAAAAGAATCTGCACTATCTGCATATACTGCTCGGTAAAATCTTCCGTATCGGTATGGCTGATGATATGGATAATCTCTCTTTGCTGGTAATCCGTAAGCTCCTCCCAGCAGTCTGGAACGCTGATTTGATTCATTTTTCACTAAAATTTTTCCCACTGGAAATGCATCCAGTCGTAGTTTTTCTCCCTTCCGAGCGAAATAAAGCCGTGTTTGTAGAATATATCAATCATCGCTTTATATTCTGGTCGGGCAAAACGGGCTGTTCTGGCTGTTTCTTTCAGCTGATTTCTTTCAGGGTCAAGGTCAATGGCAAGTCCCCAGGAATGCACTGAAAACTCACTTCCCCCACGCATTTTTCGGAAATTGAAACAGCCTCCGAAAATATCTATGCCCAATTCTCTGATTTTATCCAGTCCGTAATGTTTCAGAATATCAGAAAATACGGCTTTCAAAGGCTCCGCTATTTCCTTATGACAGGTTATTTTTCTTACTATTTGGTTTTTGTCCCAAGCCAACCGCATAGGATACGGCAGATCTATGGTTACCAAATAACCAGCCCCCGCAGGATTGGGAACCCCGAATCTGTTTCTAAAATGGGATACTGTTTTCATATTTACGGATTTTGGTTTTGTTCTTCTTTTCTTTTTCTTTCGGTTTCTTCGGCATCTCTGCGGACTTTTTCTTTGATAGACTTATGAAGCTGCCAGCCTTTGGTCAGCGCAAAACCAATCCCAATTCCAATGAAAATAAGCCCTAAGGCATCTAATGTACTCATGTTCTAATTTTTTAAGGTTAAAATATCTTGTTTCTCAAAAATTCCCAGCATAGACCTCCCGCAGCAAATATTACGAAATAAACCCACCAGCTTTCCCTCCGTTCGGTTTGTTTAGATTTGGTTTCGGTTTTTGCTTTAGTCTGGGTTTCTTTTTCTTTATCGGTGCTAACTGCAACAGTATCTGTTTTATAGGTGTCAGTTTTTTTGTTTGACAAATCCTTCTTATTATTAAAATCCAGTTTCCCTGTGGTCTTTCCTTTGACTTCTTTGCCATTATAAAAAAAGGAAAATTCCGCAGGTGTATTCCCGATCGGAGTAATACTAAAACCAGAATCCATACTGATACTGCTATATTCCTCGTGTTCCCTAGTTTGGGAAATTCCCGTGGAATCTTTTTTCTCTCTTTCAGCTTCGTGAATGCTGATTTCTGACTTCTCTTTTTCTAGGACTGCCTTTCGGCTCCCACAGCTTACCATGGACAATAGCAGACAAGCAAGCAGGAGCCAGAATCCTATTCTGTGGCTGATTTTACTTTTCATCTTTTTTGCTTTTTAAATCGTCAATATCTCCACTATTGTGGAAGTTTTTTATTTTATCCAAAAGTCCGCTCGGCGGGAATCTTCCCCCTGTAACAACCGACATGTTCGTAAGTGCAGTAGCGCCAGGATAGAGAATAACCATGAGCTGAACCAATACGCTGAAATAACTCTTGAAAAATTCTATCGGTTCCAAAACCTTATTGATAACAGACAAAATGATAAATCCCATTGAAATAATAGATAATTTAGTAATCAATTCTTTGAGATTTCCTTTGAATGTGAAATCCTTAAGAATTATCAAGTGAACATAACTATCTAAAATATGGTCTATTACTAAAACCACACACAAGCAGAACAGGAAAAACTCACTTTCTACATACCATCCACTAATTCGCTCCGTGAGAGTCAGTGCTGCCGCTGGCGCTAGTGACAACTGTGCTGATGCCAACAACTTCTGCGAAAAACTCCCTTTGTATAACAACACCAGGTTGTCCACAATAAATTCTTTTATATTCATATTTAAAACTCTTTTATGCTTTTTTTACAGTGATTTTTGTCTATCGTGTCAAGAATGAATACCAGCACTTTGCCAGCAAATGAAAGCGTGTTATCCCTTTGGTTTTTGCCCAAAACAGAGCTGATAGTTTCCTCCATGTTTCCAAATTTATAGCCTTCTTTTTTCTTTAAAGTCAAGTTGAAAAGAGTTCGGAACTCAGAGTTTCCGAAACGGTCTAAATTGACCGCTGAACTTTTGAAATAGCCTAAATCCTTGAATTTAAGACCAACTATAAAAAAATTGAGAAACGAAATCGGAAGAAACAGCGCCCACGCCAATAGGAACAACACCAATCCAACTAAAAAATTCACTATCTCTTTCATATCTTATTCTCTTACAATAGACCAATCGGCTGCTTCCGTTTGATATCTTCCTTTTCCTTTTACCCCAAGTAATCCCTGTTTGCATTCTTGAATTGTCACTACATAAAGTCCCTGTCTGAATAACTCATTGATATAGTCTGTTTCTGATTCAAATTGGCTCTTGTCAATTTTTAAAACTTGAGCCAAAGCATTTAACTGCTCGTAGCCAAATGACAAGTCTTCCCTTACAATAGAGCCTATCTCTCTCTGAATTATTACATCTCTCATTTCTACGCTTCCATCTTCTTGAGCAAATGGCTGCCTTTCGCTAACTTCTTTATAACAGCTGTCAGTAATAACCAAGTTGTATTTTCTTTCTTTAGGTAAGTTAGTTATACTGTCTATGGTCATTTTGATAAACCCTATCTTCGCTCCTCCGAAGAAAAACTCTTTGTTAGTTTTTACTGAAATACAATGATTCATGATTTTATTTTTTATTGATTATTTTAAAATTGCTCGTAAATACACTTTTGCAATATTTTTTCCATTTGTAATACTGCTATGAAAAGGAATGCCTTTTTTGCCACTGGAAAGCATTACCGATTTTGCCCCCTGTAATGCCACACTTGTTCCGTCTGAAAAAATAAAATGAAGGTCAAGAATCGCTATGATAGAATCCAAGTTAGGGATATTGTATATAGCCCTGTCATTAGACCCGTTATCTTCTCCAATAAGTGTCAGGTCATTTTGATTAAATACATTATCAATTTTTGAAGCTGAAACAGTAACCATTATTTCATCGGTATTCGGACGCCAGTCGGTAGCCTTCGTGCCATGTTCTATTTTTAACTTTCTAATATCCAAAGGCACATTTGGAGTAGTCATAGACAACAAGAAAAATTCGCTATCTGTGGCTTTTTCCAGTTTTATCCTTGTCCATTTATTTGGTGGAACACTTTTGTTCCAAATCATTACAGCTCCAGAGTGTGAGTGCCGAACATCAATGGATTTGGAGTAAAAACCATCATTAGAACCTTCTATTCTAAACCCATACAGAGAAACAGCCTTTCCACTGGCTGGAGTAACTCTTGTAAACTTTCCTGTTGCATCTTCCATAACCACAGAAGTTCCTGTTCCTGTATCATTAGCACCAAGCATAGGAGTTAAAGTGTTTTTCACTAAATTTTCCCCACCTATCATCACATCATTCAGCATTTTTGTAACTTCTGCTTTGGATATATCAGCAGTTCCTCCTCCGCTGGATGCAGGAATAAATGGTTTTATTGCTTCGTAAAACTTTTCAGCTTCTATATTAGAAGCATCTATACTTGCCTTGTATTGAATTACACTATGCATATTCCCAATTGCTCCGCCATCTGCCTTTCTATCTAATTCAGTAAAAGTTTTTTCAAAACACTGTCGGAGGTTTGCTTCTGTAATTTCTCCGTTATTATTGTCGGGAAGAAGTTGGTTGATTTCTTCTAATGTTGTTAAATTACTCATAGTCCTTTATATTCTAAATCCTTTACTAAATCCTCTGGAGAATCCTCCTACTTGTTTTTTCTCTGCCTCCTCTCCTATTTCTGCGATGCTTCCTGCATATTCATACAGCCCTGTATTAGCTGAAAAAGTGAAATTTACCATATTATCCTCTTCGAATTTCTTCCCAGAAGTAGCATCTCCACTGGTAAGGTATGCAGCGTTCCTAAGATTCCCCAGAACCCAAACTCTGCCATTACTATCCGAGACAAAAAACACCAGCCCAGAATTTCCCGTCTGGGAAAGAAAACCAAGGTTTCTAGGCGTCATTCCTGTCAGCTGAAACGAAAGCTCGCTCATCTGCTTCCATCTCTTTGCACTGCCAGTGACCTTCTCCGATAGAGAACCTTGGTCTAGATAAACATCCACAGCCTTTAGACTTTTTCCGTGTTTGAGTAAAATATTTCCTTTAGAAATTATCCTGCTGTCTTCGTAGCCCTCCGCTTCGGGAAGAACCATTTTTGCAAAGTCCCAAACAGAAGCATAATAGAGCCTCACCAAAATACCTCCAAACACCTCTGTGCTTGGACAATAATGCAAATCTTCTGTATGTATTTCTGTAATCACAAAAACAAAAATAGCACCCCGCAGGGTGCTAAAAAAAGACAAGATATTACAAGAAAAGACCTCCTTTTTTTGCGATGATAGGGACTTTTAGCTGAGAGTCCTCGGCATTCCAGCAAGGGAAATTGTCCTTGTTCTTGCTCAGATAGTCCCAAATTTGCGTAAGATACCTTTCGCTTCCTCTCAGATGACCTTCCTGGAATCTTATTTTTTCCTCATCTGTAAGCACTACAGACTTTTGCCACGGCAATTCCTCATACTGCACCACGATGCCTGTGCTGGTAAATAGATAGCCCTGCTCTGCTGTGGCATCTGCTTTTGATTTATCAATACAGTATTTTTTTATCAAATTTTTCAGCACATCATCGCCCAGAAGAACATCTGCTTCACAAGGTTTCATTTTGGAAAGAAACTCATCCAAAGCACTACGCATCAAATCTGAAAGCATCAAATAAACCTCTGGAGAAATTTCTCCGAAATAATATCTCGTTTCAGAAAATGGCAGTAGAGAAAAACTTCTCTTGAAAAAAGGCAGTTCCTGTTTTTCCGCCAAAAGATTCAAGGCTTTTGCTAAATAAAAATCTGCCTTTCTGAGCCAACTCAAAGCCAAGTCACGAACATCCCACCAGCTGGCGTTTTTGGTCGTTCCCTGCTCATATTGGTTAATTCCATAGTTACTCAGATGAACCTTTATCCTCGGAAGCGACAAAACAAAGCTGTAATGAAGCCCCGCCGTTACCAAATTATTATAAGCCGTGGGATTGGAGGTTTCCAGCTCTTGGAATACTTCTTTGTCTACCAAAGAGAAAATCTTTCTCTCAAATCCATACTGCTGGTCTATCAATTCAAAATCAAAATTCTTGGGAAAGCTCACCAGCTCTCTGGCTTTCTGCTCTGTTATTTTTTCCATTGTTACTATATTTTCCGCACTGATTACGAAACTTTTACTTTTGGTAATTTAATTCTTAACTGCCACTTGTCCATTTGGGTTTTTGTCCAAGGTTGTCAGATTGATATTCGGGAATTTTGCCACGAGGTCTTTGTTCCAGTTATTCCATTTCTGAATTAGTCTGAAAACCCAAAGCGTTCGGGCGTGTTTCCTCGGAAGCCTCGCACAAAGTATCGTCCATGCCTCCCGTTTATCAGAACCAGAACCACTCAAGTTTTTTCCACCAGGAACGCCAGCACCCAAAAGGGCTGGATCTACCCCCATAGAGAACAAAATCTCCGAGTTCCCAGCGCTAGCATCGGGCAGGAAATCACCGCCAGCCTGTGTCTGTTTGATTTCCTCAATCTGAATTCCCTTTATCAGCTCTCCCGAGTTTTTGTCCCTAAAAAATGGAGAAATCAAACTTTTTCCGCTTCCTTTATTCCCCGTCATCTCTTTGTCTATGCTGTTTACCAGCTCTTCTCGGTATCTATTTTTCAGCTCACTGTCGAACTTCGCCCACTCATCCTTTCCGTATCTATGAATGAAGAAATCATCAGCGATATGAATCATATATTTAAAGTTAAACTGCTGCTCAAACATTCGTTTTTTCAGCTCTGGAACAGACAAAACTACATCCATCCAGCCGTTTTTGAACGAAGAATGCCAGCCGACTGATGGATAAACTTTCTCTATCATCAAAGTATTGACAATCGGAACAATGAATTTGCCGATTTTCTTCGCCTTGCAGTAGTCTTTGATTTCCTGCATGGACAAATTCTGCCCGAAGCATCGCACCTTTATGGTATCTTTTTCGTTAATATCCGTTTCGCCCCATGCAGAATTGATGTAGATATTTTCTATCATGCCGTTTTTTGGTTTTTCAAACCTACAGAACCCCGCCTGCTGTCTCGATACAGAAATAATTTCTTCTCCGTTCGGACTGAGCAGAAATTCTGGGAAAGCAATACCAAAGCACTCAAAATCTGCCACCAAATCGCTCAATACCAATTCAAACTGCGTTCTATCAAAAAAATCATAGATATTCGGCTCACTGCTTGGGATTTTTTCCTTAAACTCTGCGTCGCCCTCGGTTTCCACTAATTCAAAAACCTTCAACCCCAGCCCATAATGAGCCGAAGTAAGCACCTCCAATCCGCCCAAAGCAGCGCCCACCATCGCCACCTTTTCCATCAGGCGTTTAGGATATTGGTTATCATCGCCCCAGTTGCACCAGTTATTGGAATCCGTAGCCGATGCGTTTATTTTCGCAACACTGTGAGGCTCAGCGCTGGCACCTTTGGCAGCACCACTGAAACTCACCACAGAATTACCCCCTACTATATAGGTATCATTGTCTATTTTCTGCATTTTTATTTATTTTTTTATTAAAAAACCACCTTTTTGCCGTTAAATTCCTCGATGAAAATAATATGTATTTTCTTTATTTCGCCGTTTTTTAGTTTGATATTCCTGGTGCGATTTTCCCAATGGTTAGGATTTTTAAAGGGCGTTTCATCCGCCAGCCTTACCGCCCCTTTTTTCGCAGGAGGACGAAGCAGAACCGCCTCCTCGTAACTTATCAATTTTCCCCCCGTTTTATTTTGCAGGTTAAAACTTCTAATTTTTAAAGAAAAAGGGACAGGATTTTTGCGGGCGTCTACTTTTTTCATTTCCGTGAGAACATCAGATAAAAACAGCGTTTTTTCCATACCGCAAATATCAAACAACACCACGGAAATATAAAAGACACACTAAAAAACACCGAAAAACAAGGCTCTTTCTCAAAATTTTGAAACTAATCATTTGTTTATCAAATTATTAACCGATGAAATTTTTATTTTTTTCTCAAAGTGTGCAAAAGCCCCCACGAGCCGCCTTAGTTTTTTCTACAATTGCAGTTTTATTTTTTACCGAAATATGAAAGGGACTTCCCCGAAATGCTGGAAAGCCAAAAACAAAAAAATCTCCTCGGAATGAGGAGACTCTGTAGGTTCTAAATGTTGGTAATAATAAAGGAATCGGAGTAGTCGTAATCCAAAAGATAACTGAACTGCCAAAACAAACAGTAATCCAGCGTATCCGAAAAGTGAGTGGCGTGTTCTTGTGGAATTGTACTGCTTCGCTCGGAGGATTTGTCTTTCTTAAAGGCATCATCACTTGTCAGCGGTGCGTTCTCCATTGATATAATCAAATTAGGACACTGGTTTTCATTTATCCTAACAATAGGAAGCCGAGGATTCTGCTCGGAAAGAATTTCGTTAATCAATCTGAATTTTTGTATATGCTCGGGATTATTCGTGTTCGGTGTCTGGTTAATCACTATCCAGCCAGCTGAACGGAGCGCATTCTCTACATCTTCTGCCAATGTAGTCTTGGAGTTCGCCTCGGACTTGTAACCAGAGCGGTCATGATACAGATGCACTACATTACAACTGGATTGGTGGTGTTTATAGTAGTCGACAAACTGCTTAACCATATCGGAAAGTTTATCAGGGTTCTTCGCAAAGAACTCCTTGATGAATCTTATCTCTCCTTGGCTTTCTAAATGCTGCGACACTGTCCCACAGTTAATTCTTCCCCCGAAATCCAAATTGAATTGAAGCGGAACACCACGCACCAGGTCAGTGTCATACTTACTGCTCGGCACATAGTTTTCTGTCAAATCCCCCAAAGCATCAATATCGTATTTATACTTATAATAATTCTTCTTGCTGAGCTGTGCATAGAAACCATCTGCTATCTTCCCAGGGCGGATGTTCAGTATCTCAGCTTCAAACATAGTCTTTGAAAGCGCCTCTCTTCTCATCTTCTCTATCCAGCCAGGCTTTAGGTTGTGGATATTTACTTTTGAAGATGCTTTGATAAAGGTATACTCTTTTGGGTTTTCCATTGCCATTTTCTCCCTATTAGTAAACCATTCCCCCTTCTTGGTCATCGCCACAGAAGAAACGAATATCTCGGCATGAAGCATAGATTTACCTTTGAATATTTCCTTCTTTGCCCTGTTAGTTGTCAAAACATTGTTGAATAATCGATCGTAGGTAAGCAATACAGCCTCGTCGCCCATTACCCAATAAGAATTCAATCCCCTTCCTGAATTGGGATTGTCCAGCGAAACCATCACCGCAATGGCGCCATTTCTGAAATGAATTACATTATTCCAGCTGTCGGGCGCTTGGAATGGTCGCTCGAAGCCCATAGATACCCCGCTCTTTCCCACTACATAGTCATAACCTTCATACAGCCCAAACATCTCCAGCCCCTCCTTGGTAGATGGTAGGGTTCTGGACTTTATCTGCACAAAGGTCTCCCCCACAATCACACCTGTAGAGCGTGGCATCTGCCTTACGGCTTCCTTTAAGAACCACCCCAAAACAGTAGACTTTCCCGACCCCCTCGCCGCTTCTATTGTGATATAAGGAATTTTATAGCGATGGTTTGCCAGAACAGCCGCCATCTGCATAGGATTGAGCAGAATCTCTTTCTGTGGTTTTATCAAATTACTAATCTCTCTATTCATCATCATCTTCGTT